CTTTCTATGATTGGATCGATAGAGGGGGCGAAGCACGGGCTTCTGCCCTTGCGCGTGCGCGGGCGCGTGGTGGCCGAAGTTTAGCAGAGGAAACGCTAGAAATCGCAGACGCTGCCACGCCTCAAGACGCGCAAGTGGCCAAGCTGAGAGTGGACACAAGGCGCTGGATGGCCGCCAAACAAGCGCCCGATGAGTATGGTGACAAGCAGCAGCCACTGGTCAATATCGACCTTGGAAGCATGGCGCTCGATGCCCTGCGCAAGCGAAGCATCGTATCGGTAGACGATTCTGAGTAAATGAATACCGAAGCATTCAGTCACTTTATACAACGACCATTATGTTAAGTGGATAACTCGTTATCCACAGAATTAAGTGCATCAAAGTATTACAAGCCTACTTATGCACAGGAATCTGTGGATAAGGTTGGCCAAAATCCGTGGATAACCCCGCGGTGGCCAGCTGGCGGTCGGTGGCCGTGACCCCCCCTTGGCCGGTTTGGCGGGGGCGACTGTGGCGGCACTAAACACCTACAAAAAAAATTTTTTAAAAAAGTAACAACTAAGTCAAATTGTGCAAAAATGTCAACTCCACAAACAACGGAGCTAAACCATGAAAACGAAGCAGGCAACAATCATCATCAAAGACCAGGAGTGGATTGTGTTAGACACTGATGAGGCTCAAGACAAGAAAGTGTTCTGCAAGCTAATGAGCTTGGATGGGACAATTGTCTGGCACACTTGGGTGGACATTAACCAGATCGTGGGGATAATATGAATATCACGTTATTAACTAAAGTCAGGAAGTTATTCTGTGTCGATTATGTGCCTACTAGCACTAACAGACATAATCAATTGCAATATATTAAGGCATTAAGAATATTGGGTGATAAGTGGTTAATTCACCCTGATAATAAAGTGCAGAAAATACAGTGAAGAGTAATTTTGTAAATAACCATGTGAGATTGAATGGGAACGTGCATGGCCACAAATTACAGCTTTGTAATAAATGCGCTTTGAAAAAGCCGCCAGAGGGTGGGGTGGAGATGAGTGCGACGAGGTGGCTGTGTGCATCGTGCTGGACCGACAGGATCACGGGCCAGAACTTAAAGCAAGCGAGGATGGATAAATGACTGATTTATTGACAGCGCTGCACTTGTCGGTACTACTTCTGGATCTAAAGATTCGGATGATGGAGGCGATTGAAGAGGATCGGTTTGACCTGGCGATGACGTATCACTTGCTGATACTGGTGCGGACTGATGAGCTAGAGGCGCATAAGTGGGCGATGAGTCCCAAGGCTTGGGCCATCTATGAGACGATCCACCCATGAAAGAAAATGTTTTCAGTCAGTGGGTAGAGAGGTATCAACCGGACCCTGTCTTGTTTGTGCGGGAGGTTTTGGGGGTTGACCCTGACCCGTGGCAGGTGAAGTTTCTTGGGGCGATTGCCCGTGGTGATCGGAAGATTAGTGTCCGGTCTGGCCACGGGGTGGGCAAGAGTACGGCAAGCAGCTGGGCCATGCTCTGGTACTTTATGACTCGGAGTCCGGTCAAGGTGGTGGTGACTGCACCGACAAGCTCACAGCTGTATGACGCGATGTTTGCCGAGCTAAAGAGGTGGATCAATGCGATGCCACTGCCTTTGCAGGGGTTACTCACTGTCAAGCAAGAGAGGATTGAATTCAATGCTGCACCGACTGAGATGTTTATAAGTGCCAGGACATCAAGAGCAGAGCAGCCAGAGGCTTTGCAGGGGATTCACTCGGAGAATGTGATGCTGGTGGCTGATGAGGCTTCTGGTGTGCCAGAGCAAGTGTTCGAGGCCGCGGCTGGCTCGATGTCTGGCCACAACGCGGTGACGCTGCTTTTGGGGAATCCGGTGAGGTCTAGTGGGTTTTTCTACGACACCCACACGCGCCTGGCTGATGAGTGGACCACATTTCAAGTGGCCTGCACTGATTCGCCACGGGTCTCAGATGAGTACGTCAAAGAGATGGCCATGCGCTATGGCGAGGAAAGTAACGTCTACCGGATCAGGGTGATCGGGGAGTTTCCCAAGGGGGATGACGACACTGTGATTGCCATGGACTTGCTTGAGAGCGCGGTCAATCGGGATGTGGCGCCAAGTGAGTACGCGCCCATGCTCTGGGGCTTGGATGTGGCGCGGTTTGGTAGTGACCGGTCAGCACTATGCAAGCGCCAAGGGAATGCGGTGACTGAGAATATCCGGACATGGAAAAACTTGGACCTGATGCAATTGACTGGTGCGGTGGTGGCCGAGTACCAGGCGCTGCCACCCAGCCAGCAGCCAAAGGAAATACTGGTCGACTCGATTGGATTAGGCGCTGGGGTGGTGGACCGGCTTCGGGAGCTGGGCCTGCCAGCGCGTGGAATCAATGTGAGTGAATCACCCGCGATGGGTGGGACTTACAGAAACCTCAAAGCTGAACTTTGGTACAAAGCAAGGGCGTGGCTTGAGGCCAGAGATTGCAAGATGCCAAAGGATGAGGTCTTGATTGCCGAACTGGCCACAGTGCGGTACTCATTCACCAGCAACGGCAAGATCGCCATCGAGGGGAAAGATGAGATCAAGAGACGCGGCCTGCCAAGCCCAGACAAGGCCGATGCCTTTGTCCTGACATTTGCGTCTGATGCAATGGCGGGGATGTACGGGTCAAGTGGATCAGGAAAGTGGTCCCAGCCCCTGCGCAGAAACCTTGTGCGGGTTGCATAATTCGGGTATTGACAAACCAATGGGGGAAACCTATGAAGGCAATGAGTAAAGCGCAAAAGAAGGTTGGCAAAGTGATGGGTGAGTACAAAGCTGGCAAGCTCCACAGCGGTGGAACTGGCAAAATTGTTAAGAATCCCAAGCAGGCCATTGCCATTGCAATGTCTGAGGCAAAGCTGCCAATGCGCGGTCAGCGCACGGCCACAAACAAGGCGAAAAAATAATGGCTACTATGCAGCGCACCATGAGCCAGGTCATGGATAAGGAAGAGGGCGAAGACATGGGCGCAGGCGAGAACTGCCCATTGCCCACGCAAGACATTACCCTCAATCTAAAAAACCGCGCCAAGGCAATCACCAGCGCGGCCTATGGTCCTGAGAATCCCAAGCTGCCAAACGAGGCTTTTTGGCGCAAGAAGGCTGACCAGTGGGATGTGAGCATGGATGACGCAAAGCAGAGCCTGTGCGGTAACTGCGCGGCATTCAACGTGTCCGACAACATCAAGCAGTGCATTGCCCAGGGTATTGGCATGGAAGCAGACCCATGGGGAACGATTAAGTTGGCCGATCTGGGCTACTGCGAAATCTTTGACTTCAAGTGCGCGGCCAGCAGAACTTGCGATGCATGGGTGGTCGGTGGTCCCAATACGGGTGAGCAAGAGGGTGAAGAATCTGAAGACTATGAAGAGGGAGAAGAGGAATGAAAAAAGGACTATATGCAAACATTCATGCAAAACAAGCTCGAATTGCTGCTGGCAGCAAAGAGAAAATGCGTAAGCCTGGGGCAAAAGGCGCGCCAAGCGCTGCTGACTTTAAAGCAGCGGCTAAAACCGCCAAGCCAGTAAAAAAGAAATGAAGACCCCAGCTTGGCAGCGTAAAGAGGGCAAGTCACCCTCTGGTGGCTTAAATGCCAAGGGCCGTGCCAGTGCGAAGGCGCAGGGTATGGATTTGAAAGCGCCAGTCAAGTCTGGTGACAACCCAAGACGCGCATCATTCTTGGCGCGGATGGGCAATATGCCTGGGCCTGAGATGAAGGGCGGTGAGCCGACCAGACTGCTATTGAGTCTGAAGGCATGGGGCGCAAGCTCCAAGGCCGATGCCAAAGCCAAGGCGGCTGCGATCAGTGCTAGGAACAAGGCCAAGAAATGATTTGTCCGATTGTCATTGCCACTGTCAGGGGCCATGGTCTGGCCGTGCTGCTGGAATCCATCAAGCAATACGCGCCAGAGTGTCCGGTCTATCTGCGCGGCCCAGAGTCGGTGATTGAGCGTTTTGATGCCGATTACAAAATTTATGGCCAGCCAAGGAACTTTGGCGAAGATTACAACGAGGTGATTGAGGCAGCGCTCAAAGACTGGTCATCATGCATTGTGGCCAATGATGACATTGTGCTGACACCCACCAGCGTGAAGGTGCTGATGGAAGATGTGGCCATTGTCAGGACCATGAACAGCTACAAAGCTGGGTGGGTGGCGGCTCGAAGTGATGCGGCAAGGTCTGGCCAGAATGTGCGCATTTGCCAGCCTGGTGAGCGACTGAGCTTCTACAAATTCCCGTCTGAGGCCCACATCAAATTGGTCCAAGAGGTTAGCCCAATCTTTGCATGGATATCAAGTGACGCATTTGAAGAGGCAAAGTTTCCCCCTCTGAATTGGTACAGCGATGATGTGCATTGTATGGACTTAATCCAAAAAGGCTACGGCCACTATGTGAGTGCAAGCTATGTCCACCACATTGGCAGCAACACCATTGGCATGAATGCCAAGCAGCTGCATGAGGATGCAATGCCATGGCTCAAAGAGAATCGACCCGAATATGCGAAGGCATGGTTTGATTGATGTATTCGCGGTGGCCTATGAGCGCACCAATGAAATGCGGGTGTTTGTCCAGTCTTGGATAAATCAGAGCGCAGACAACTGGCGACTTACAGTCATTCACGATGGGCCAAGCACCGAGTTTGAAAAGGCGATGCGGCCACTGGCCAAACAGATGCCAAAGAAAATTAAGTATTTTTGTACAGAGTCTAGATTTAACGACTACGGGCATTCTTTGAGACAGATTGGGATTGAGCAGGCCACGGGCGATTATTTGCTGCTGACCAATGCAGATAATTACTTTATCCCCAGGGCGGTAGAGATTTTGAACGTGGCCACTGGGCAGCCTGATGTCATTTTGTTTGACATGGTGCATTCCCATGATCGACCTGGCGGTAGAGATTTGCCGCCTTATTCTTATTTTGAAACAAGTTATAGGCGCAATTCAATTGACATAAGCGCAGCAATTGTGAAGACAGACAGAGCTAAAAGGGTTGGATTTCGAGACAAAGGCTATGCTGGAGATGCGAGCTATTTTGAAGATATCTTGCTAGATGACCAAGAGATTTTGGTGGTAAAACTGCCGCACATCCTGTTTGTTCACAATTAAAATTGATCCGAGCCATATATAAGGATTTTTGCATGAGTCACCAGCAGCAACTTAGTTTTGTGACCAGTGTCAAAGCCCAATTCCCAGAATACTTCAGCCAGACCAAGGTCTTGGAAGTTGGCTCTTTGAACATCAACGGCAGCGTGAAGCAGTTTTTTGAGAATCCAGACAAATACATTGGCTGTGACTTGGGTGAGGGACCAGGGGTGGACATTGTGTGCCGAGGCCATGAGCTGCCATACCCAGACGGGATATTTGATGTGGTGATCTCATGC